CTTGCTTCTAGGAGAAAAGGTCGCCAAGGTCGCACTTGGTGAGGTTGGAGTTACAGAAATTCCAATGGGCAGCAACACGGGCCCGAAGGTCAGGTCGTACCAGATGGCGACTGACCTAGGTGGCACAGGTTGGCCCTGGTGCGGGGCATTCGTCGCATGGTGCTACAAGATGGCGCATTGTCCAGACGACAACTTGACCTCACCATCTACTGCTGTGACATACCAGCGCGCAAAGTCGCAGGGTGCAATTCTTGCGAAGCCTCGAGTCGGTGCGATGATCCTGTGGCCCGGTGTCCACATTGGGTTGATTGTCGAGGACCTCGGTGGTAGCCTTGTGAGGACTGTTGAGGGTAACTCTTCTGACTCTGTCCGCATCCGCACCCGTCGGGTTGGAGACAACGGCAGCATCGTTGTTGCCCCTCAGGTAATTAGAAAGTCACGTCCAGCACCTGCACCTCGGATGTACTACATCGAGAGGTTGGATGCGAAGCCTCGCCTTGTGGGTCCGTGGCGCACAAAGGCTGCGCGTGACCGCGCCTACAACCGCCTTAAGCCTAACGTCAAGAGGATGGCGCGCAAGGTCCGCATTGGCAGGAACAAGTACGCTATGAGTATTGGTTCACGCCGCATTATTGGTCCCTGGGTTTCTAAGAAGAGCAGGGACAACATTGTTCGGCGTTTGCGGGCAAAGGGTGAGCGTGTTCGCCCCTTTTCCCGCGCAAGGAAGAGGTCTGCTGCTGTAGCAGATGAACTCGGAAAGGTTAACTGATAGTGAACACCATTACGTTTGGACCAGCATCATGGATTGGACTTGTTGGTGCGATTGCTGCTGCTCTTGCTCCAATTTTCAGCGAACTGCCGACGACCTGGGGTGTTGTGGTCGGTGCCGTCCTTGCGGGCCTGACTGTGACAGGCCGCCAGCTGCAGGCAGTGTACGCCACGAAGTACCCTCCGACGATTGACGAGTTTGAGCTCGTAGACGAGCCGGAGATTGTGCCCACCGACGTTGGCCTCGATGAAGACTGACGACGATAAGCGCATAGCAGAACTCGAGAAGACTGCTAGGCGTCTGCAGAAGCAACTCGCTAATGCAAAGGCAAAGACGGCAGACCTCATAGATGCAGTTTACTCTGCTGCCTATGAGGCTGCCGTCGTTGTCGGTAAGCCAGAACCTGTCAAGTTAAAAAAGAGAGACAGGCGCAAGGCAAAGCCAGAGTGTGCTCTTTTGCATCTCACAGATTGGCAGTTGGGCAAGGAGACCCAGTCATACTCAACGTCGCAGTGTGAGCGTAGAGTGAGGCAGGCAGTTTCTAAGACAATCCACCTGACCAACATCCAGCGCGAGGATCACCCAGTCAGAGAGTGCCACGTCATGCTTGGCGGAGATCTCGTTGAGAACGTGGACACCTTTCCGCTGCAGGCCTACGAAGTTGACTCGACTATCTTTGAGCAGGTGTTCAGCGCATCTGCTCTTGTTGAGGAAAGCATCCTCACGCTCCTAGACAACTTCGAGCATGTCCACGTCTGGGAAGTGTCTGGGAACCATGGGCGTATCGGGCGCAAAGGCCAGTACCCAAGGCAGGACAATTTCGACCGCGTAGTTGGAAAGATTGCACGAGACAGATTGTCTGCCCAAAGGCGCCTGACCTGGAACGAACCTGACGGGTGGTACCAAATTGTCAAGGTAGGCAAGTATCGGGCGATGCTTGTCCACGGTGACCAGATTAAGGCCTTCGGAGGCAACGTCCCACACTACGGTATCTCAAAGAAGGCGAACGCCTGGGCGTCTGGTGTTGTCGAACCCTTTAAGGATCTCTACCTCGGCCACATGCACCAGGTACTCCAGGTCACGCTGGCACAGGGTGGGCGCGTCTTTATGACAGGTTCTACGGAGTCAGGTTCTGAGTACGCCAGAGAGTTTGTCGGTGCGAGGGGAACACCATCCCAAAGGCTGCACTTTGTAGACCCGAAACGGGGTCGCGTGTCAGCAGAGTACGTTTTGTGGTTGGATTAGGCAGTAACAGCGATAACCCGCCTCGTGAGACGCGATGTATCGCATGCCCTTGATGCGTCCCATGTACGCGCCTTAAACGCGGGTCCCCTTGCGTTGTATCGCGTCTGCTTGCGTTAGACGCGAGATACCCGGTTATCGGGAGGCGATGTACTCGTCAGGCGACATCTTGCACTCTGCCCAGTTGGGTCCGACCACAATGTCCGCTACGAATGGGACGTTGTACTCCAAAACGTCACCTTCTGAGAATGGTGCGTGGTCAAGTGTCGGGAAGGACACTACAACGTCCTTCGGGAGATCTTCTTCCATCGCGTAGCGAATAATCTCTGACGTCTCTCTAATCACTTCATCGTCGTCCAGACACTCGATGAAGATAGAGTCATGAACGGTGAACAGGATACGCTGCCTGTCAGGGTCAAACTGCTTGCTCATGCTGATTAGCGAGTTGACTACGAGTTGCGCTGAGAACCCCTGGATGGGTGTGTTCACAGCCTGGCGCTCGATGCGCGCCCTCTCGTCGTCCAGAATCAGGTCGAACCTGCGCCTGTTGCCAAAAGGACTCTCAACAAACTGCTTCTGGACAGAATCAACCTTAATGAGATCCATCCACTCGAACAGTTGAGAGTACCCAACCTTAAACTTGTCGAAGTAAGCGTTGATCTCGTCATTCCCCCACTTCCTGCCTGACATCTCAACCAGGTTGTCCATCTCAGGACCCGTGGCAATTGACTTCGCCCCTCGCCCGTACAGGACGCCAAAGTTCATGCACTTGGCAAGATAGCGTTCGTACTTCGTGATCTCTTCCTTGGGCTTGTTCCACAGCATGTTGGCGACCTCCTGATGGATGTCAGCACCATTTCTGTAGGCGTTGATTAGCACACTGTCCTGAGAGAACAATGCGGCAACGCGCAACTCGAGCTGCGACTGGTCAGCCTCGATATTCACCCACCCAGGAGAACAGTTGTAGGCTTTGCGAATATCCACCCCAACGTGAGACGCGTCTGGGATGTTCTGGAGGTTCGGGTTCGAGCAACTCAAGCGTCCAGTAGCCGTCCCGTGCAAGTTAAAGTCACCTCTGATGCGCCTATCAGAATCTGACCTGTCAAGGAGGCCGTTGATGTATGTCCCAAGAATCTTGCTCTTGACCCTGTAGGAGAGGATAGCGTTGATTAGGTTCGAGATTGCTGGATTTTCTTTCGCCACAATGCGGGCGAGTGCCTTAAGAGTATCTGAGTTCGTCGTCTTCTTGTTGGCGTCACGCTTGTAGGCGTACCTTCCCTGATCCTTCGGCATCTCAAGGCCCAGGCCTGTCTCTTCACCGTACAGAAGGTCCTCGACCTGCTTGGGTGAGTTCACGTTAAACTTCTGCGGGTTGGGGTTAGACGTCATCTGCTCAACCACGTCTCTAATGTCCTGCAACTCCTTCTCGAGTTGCTCCTCAATCTCAACCTTCATGGTTTCGAGGTAGGGGACGTCAATAGGTGACCCGACGAGTTCCATACGGGCAATCTCAAGAGATGCTGGCACCAGGTACGACTCATGCAAGTGCCACAGGCGCTCAGACTCTTCTGTCATAAGGTCGCGGAAAAGTGGGAACAGGCGTGCTGTTGCGAAACAGTCCTCTGCCATGTAGGTCAGCATCTCATCCCACATCTCTGACTTGCGCTTTTCAGAGGGCGGGGGTTGCATCTCTTGAGGCATGCGCTGTTCCATGACAGCCTGAGCAACTACATCTATGGGGATGTCACGCCCGACCTTCTTGCCTCGCCAGTCAGCCTCTTCCAGGTATTCCTGGATGTGCCACTTGCGCCAACAGGTGCGAGCTGTCTCTGGATGGGCCTCACAGAACTCCTTTATCCAGAGTGACCTAGCCTCCCACCCAACGTCCTTCCTGTAGTACTCAGTTAGCCAGTCACCCATCGAGAGTGACTTTCCGGAAGCGTCGAGGTGCACTCGCTGAAGAAGGTCAAGGCCATGTGTCTTATAGCGGTTAAACGGACGCTCATCCAATGCCCAGTGCATGAGCATAGTGTCTGCCAAGTGGGGGAAGTCGAACATGCCAAAATGGTGCCACAACCACTTCACGTCGAACTTGAGATTGTGGAAAACAGTCGTGCCCTGATAGGTGGTCAGGAAGTCGAGGAGGGGGGTCCTAATAAACTCTTCGGGTACGACCACACAGTACCCCTCACCTGACTCGGATAGGGCACATAGTCCTACGCTGAGAATCTTGGGCTCAACATGAGGCATGATTGCCTGCCATGGGCTGAACCCAGTCGTCTCGATATCGCAAGAGACAAAGGATGCCCCATGCAGGTCGTTGAGGAGGCTGAGTTCTGACTCTGACTCAACAACCTGAATCTCGAGGTCAGGTGTCTCAATAGGCTTGCTGTTCTCGCACAACTTGGTTACGTCATACGCGAAGTCACGGAACAGGTCTGGGTCTCTGTAAACAGAAAGTGGGTGGTAAGTGCAGACGGTGTAATGACCTGTAGGTGCTACGAACCCCTTACCACGAACTTTAGATAGCGGAACAGACTTGCTACTGTCAAAAACAACAGAAGCACTAACAGATCCAAGTACGAGAATTTTGTCGTGCTTTCTAGCTTCATTTTGGACACGGGTGACCTCCTCAAGCCACCTATCCGCCTTAACCTTCTTCGGGTCAGTGCCCTCTGGCAAGACGCTAATTAGTTTGTAGGGAACCTTGACAGCACGAAACACAGAGTCAAGGATGTTGAGGCCTGTGCCTCTTTTAAGCGGAACATCTGAAACAACGAGAACAGACATCTGACTAGACCTCTCTGGACCACGCAGCACAGGCTGTAAACACAGAGCAGTTAATGTTCGCCATCTGGCACTGCGGGGAAGTCATCTCTTTGTAGAAATAATTCTCTGGGCGTGTGGGGTACGGGGGTGCAGGCTTACCCGAGTTAAGCTGGATGTTGTCAAGGGCGTACACAAAAGGCTTTGCGCTGTCAGTAGAGCGAAGGTAGGGGTGCTTCGCAGAAATCTCTTTGAGTGCCCACAGGTCACGCCCCCAACCGAGCATGTGGATCTGAATATCAACCCCATTTCTAGCAAACGCTAGGTGCATGGGCTTAATTTCTTCGTCCAGGAACCTGAGCAACCCGCCCTCGAACACCTCGTAGTCCTTCGAGATTCCGATGGAGAAATCAAGGCGATACCCTGTTTGCCTAGCGTTGTAGACATGAGCCTTGACAAGGTTATCCAGACAGTAGACAAGACGCTCGTAACTCTCACCCTGCGGAACGTACATGAAACGCATCTTGGAGATAAGGTCGTAAAGGTGATGCTCGCTAGCGAGTTCGTTCCAGCACTCAAGAGCGTCAATTGTGCGCTCAAGGGTGTTGTCTGCGTGGTCGAGGGCGTCAGGCACAACTACTTCCTGAACCTGCATCGAGAGTGCCTGGTACATCAACTTCTCGGCGTCTGCACCCTCACCGTTCTCATGCGCTGAGTTGTCCAGGAGCAACCACGCTCCTTGCGCTCTTTCTGCCTTGTAATGCTCCATGTAATTAGGGTCATCGAGCAGGTGAGACAGGATGAGATGAAAATCCCCATGCCCGAAATCTCGTAGATGCGGGATGGGTGGAATATACGCTGTTTTCATTAAGGTGCCCAGACAAAGGTTGCGGAGGTAGGCCTTCTGCTTTGTTCCTCGCATGATACAAGGAACTCACTCACTTCGCCAAGACACGTCTCAATCTCAAAGTGGTCTGCCCAGTTCCGGAACCTGTTGATAATCTTAATGATTCCAGGGATATCGTATTCCTCAAAGTCATCCACTTCCTCAAAGGTGCACTGGGGAGTTGGAGTCATCGCCCATGCACGACCAAAAGGCTTCTTGAGGATGTAGGTGATACCTGGCCTCATCTGGATAAACTGGACCTGAGGAGCAGAGGCACAGGACAACGGGGGCAAAGGCCACTGGTCACAACCTAGGCCACCTGTCGGCTTCTCAACCCGCAGGAAATCACAGATGGGGTTCTCGTTTTGGTTGTTGGTGAACATCTCGTAGGTCTTGCCATTGACTGTCACCTCCCGAGCCTCAAACCCCTCCTTGTGCTTTGTGGCGTAAATAAACTCTTTTGGCGTGTAGTCAAGAGTGAACTTCTGGCAGCACGCTGTGCAGCCTGAGACACAGGTGAACTTGCGAAAAAGAGATGGTGTCACAGCGACAGCATTCACTGGAGGGGCGTAACGTCTCTCTTTAAGGGGCCTTCCTGTCTTAAGAGACTTCGCCTCGTACACAATAGGGTGCTTTGCGACTGTGGCGAGTTGGTAGAGAATCTTTTCGATAGAGTCAGCATGTCCAACTGAATTAGTGCGCTCTATCTCTTGTGCTCTGAGTTCGTCAGGGGTTGGCAATGTCGCCCCTCTCAAACTCAGCACACCTCTCAAGGACCCAACAATACCCAGCGATATCTACAATGTTGTCTCTGCCTGGGTTGTTGGTGTGCCTGGCAATCTTAAAAGCCATCATCATCAGAGACACCTGATCGGTAGTCACCTCGACACTAAGGATAGCAGACCACATCTTGCGGACAATCTCTATGTTGTCCCAAGGCTCGCCATGCGAATCCATGCGGCTGCCTTGCACGGTGCTAAGTGCCTCTTCGAGCACGTTTTCAGAAGCCAACGGAACGCTCCTCGTACTCAATAGGGTCGTGCATATTGCAGGCGTCGAAAGCCTCAAGGCGTGCGCGACAGGTAGAACAGGTTCCACAGGCAGGCCTCGTACCGCGGTAACAGGAGTGGGTGAGTTCGTAGGGCACTCGCTTCTGGAATCCCTGCAGAATGACGTCTGCCTTCTCCATGTGCTGGAACAGGGCGTGAAGTCGCACGCGCTGGTAGGTTCCTACATAGACGGCGTTTGCCATCGCACCCAAAAACTCTGGAGTACAGTCGGCGTAGGCAAACCCAGCACCATCCTCTGCGTGCATCCCAGCGTAGAGAAGTGCGTTGTCGAGGTTGCCGCCCTCACCTTCATCATGCTGCAGAATGCTGTCAGCGAGTGCCGTGGACATAGAAATCAGCGTCCCGTTGCGGAAGGGGACGTAGGTCGGGCTCATGGTGCCTGACGGGAGGTCTGCGTAAGACATATCTGGCACTGGAGTGTCTGTGGTCAGGACACCGCCCTTAAACAGGTTCGTCTCAAGTGGCACAATCAAGTGCTCACACTCGTAGTGCTTTGTGAGGTCCTTAGCACACTCCAACTCGATGCTGTGCTTCTGCCCGTAGTTGTAAGAGACAGCGACGAGCTTATCGTTGTCCTCTAGGTCGTGGTTAGCAATCCCGAGTGCAGTTGCGGAGTCAAGTCCGCCGCTCAGAATCACGAGCCTCAGCGTTGCCATTATTGCGCCATCCTTGCAAGAGAGAGGAACTCGTTCCTCGTATTCAGGTCTGTGTAGAAATCACCCCGAAAGATAGAGGTGATTGTCTTAGAATTCTCTGCCCGCACGCCCCTAATGGTCATGCAGGAGTGCACCCCTGTAGCAAGAACTGCCACGTTCTCTGTCTCAAGGACATTCTCGAGAGCGTTGGCGATATTCACAGCGAGGTCCTCCTGCAAAGCAGGGGTCTTGCAGCAGGCGATTGCCATGCGAGCAAGCTTAGAAAGACCAATGACACTATCCTTTGGGATGTAGGCAAGGTCAATCCGATACTGGACAGGCAGGAGGTGGTGGGGGCACATGCTGTACCCGTTCACCCCTGTCTGCGTGACCATGCCGGCGTACTCAGTTGGGAACACCGACTTCTTCCACTTCTCGAGGTCCTTGGAGATATCGTAGGAGAACGCTGCCTCCAGATAGGACCCAAATCGCGCTGGCGTCTCACGGTAGTTCTCATCCGTGAGGTCCACGCCAAGAGAAAGCAGAAGGTCTGATGCAGCGAAGAAAACCTTGTCGCTGCAATCTTCTTTCTTCATGCCCACTATCTACCCCTTTCGTTTCCCCATGCGAGGACGTGGAGTTGTGGGAGCACCTTCACGTCCCTCATCCTGGGATCTCCTGCAACCTTTTCAGCGATGTACCTGTACCTGTTACTGACATTCTTCCGCGTCACAGCAAGGTCCTCACTCGCAGGAGCATGATCTGCTGGGTGCGGGTTAGAGACAGTTTGCAGGTACGGAGAAAAGGTACCACCTGACAGGTAGAAGTCAAACTTTGGAAACTTCTGGTGCATCTCCACAGCATACTCATAGTCAGTATCGTCAAAGACAACTACCTTGAGATATGCTCTCTGAAAAAAGGTGAGGTAGTGAGACTCGTTCTGCGTCCACCTCTTACTGAGAAACTCCTTAAACATCTCCACAGTCACGGTGTTACCTGACGACGGAGGCTTCGGAGAGAGGCACAGGTCATCTACGGAGTAGAACCAATCCTTCCACACCGTCCCCTGTGTCTCAACCATGACCTTGAGGTTAGCAGAATGTAATCTGTGGATGAGCTCAGACATATTCCACAGCGCTGGGTTGCCCCCAGTCAGGACAACCCATTCAGGCCCAGCAGGCAAAAGAGAAATCCTGTCCGAAATCTGCTCTGCCGTCAAGGACTCTGCTGTGTCCTTAAACAACTCCGGCAAGACAGAATGAGGACTGTCGCACCAAGAACAGCGAAGGTCGCAACCAGCAAAGCGGACGAAGTAAGAAGGGACACCTGCAAACCTACCCTCACCTTGCACAGTTGGGCCGAACAACTCTGTTACTCTCAGCGTGCTGTCACCCATTGTAGATTGCCTCTTGGTTTTCTGTCTCACGCACCTGGACACTAACTACCTGCGGAAAGACATTCTTAAACCTGTCATACAGATACCTGGCGACATTCTCAGTTGTCGGTGGCAGGTAATCGCTAGGCAGAGTGTCATTCAGGAGTTGGTGGTCAAGATGCTCCTCGAGGTGTTCAGAGAAGTAACGACCAACATCCCCCATATCCACAATCAGTCCCTTGTCTGGGCCTGACTCGTGGACCTTCCCCTCAAGGAAGATCCACGCCTGCCAGGAATGCCCATGGATACGAGAGCACTTGCTCGGGTGGTCAGGCAGAAAGTGTGCTGCCTCAAAACGCACCCTGCGTGTAATCTGGGTACTCATCACGCAATAGAGGTGATAGAAATTCCGCCACGAGACTTCTGGGTCAGCGTGACCTGAATCTGCTCATGCCTCTCGTCCTCGTCAAGGCCAACAGCGTTAGCAATCGCGTCCCTGATGTGGACAGCAAGGCCTTCACAAAAGATACCCTTGTTGTGCAGGTCGCGGAACCAAATCTTAAGCGACTTGCTCTCAACAAGCAGATCTGTCCGAAACAGGCTAACCTGCACTCCGTAAAAATCAGGCTGCCCAGTCACAGGGCACACAGCAGTCACCTCGTCCGACTCATACGCGACCGAGAGACACCCCGGGTTAGGGAATGTCTCAAGGCCAGCGTATGAGTCAGAACCAGCATGACCAAGTGCCGTGAAACCAGACTTGTCACCCGAAGGGGTAGGCATATCGCTGTTCAGGAACTTGTCATCCCAATTCGTAGTCATTACTGAAACTTCCTCTTGTTGCCGGACGGAACCTTCTTGCCAGGCTTGTCGTCAGAGGAAATCAGCGCGTCTACCTGGGTCTGGGTCTTGCCCTCCCACTCGCGGTGGGTGACAACTGCGACGCCAGGAAGTCCTGCGAGTTCCGGCTGCGTGACAAGCATGCTCTCTTCATCGTAGTCGACCTCAAGAGAGTCGTCGTAGATGCCGAGGTTCTCGAAAACGTCCTTCATGCGCCAGAGTGCCTTTGGCGAGAAAGACAGGATCATCCACAGCTTGCGCCCCTTGTTGGGCTCCTCCGTGAGATCCAATTCGAGGTTGATATACGGGAACTTGCCCTCCTCGCGGGCGGGCTTAAACTCGGCCTTAGAAATAACAACCGGGTACTCACCCTCATCCAGAACGTCGAAGTCCTGAACGTCAGAGAAGTCAATCGTAACTCGTCCCACTTCTAGTCTCCTTACCAATCGTGGATTACTCGTAGTGCAGGGCGTCAAGGACAGAGGTAACCGTTGGGTCCTCTATCTCGTCAGGAGCCTCAACACCCCATGCAGTACGGACACCTGTGCGGATCTTTGCGTAGTTCTGAATAAGCAAAGTCCTGTAGGTCTTGCCCTCGTCATTCTGGGCGAGAGCAAGGTACCCGACAAGAGACATCATGCCGGGAATCTCAGTAGCAAGCTTACCGGACAGGTTAACCATCTTAACCATGCCCTCCTTGCTGTCAATCTCTTCCTTGTGGTGGGCGGTGTAGAAAACGTGCAGGGGCAGGTCACGGAAAGACCTCGTGAGCCTTCGCATCTGCACCATCGCCTTGCCGTAGTCCTGCTGGTGGATAAGGTCCTTGTCCTTCGAGTCACGCCGGATGCTCTTATCGTCAAGAAGATTCATCAGAGCGAAAACGTGAACCTCAGACAGGGAGTCAATTGCGACAGCCTTAAAGCCTTCCTCGTTCTGCAGAAGGCGCTCATAGGCCTCGTTAAAGTCTTCCCAGGACGTGATGGGGATGTGGTACCAATCTGGACCGTTGGGCCCACCTGGGAGTCCGTCAAGGACGTCCAGGACGCCACCTTCGAAGTCGAGGATGGCGATTGGCTTTGTTCGTGGGTCCAAAACTGCTGTGCCCAGAAACCTTGTCTTGCCGTGCTTCGGGGGACCGTAGATGAGTGCCTTAATCTTCTTCTTCGATGCACTCTCACTAGCAGCCTGTGCTGCACTCTTTGGCATTATGCCAACTCCTCTGGAAGTGTGTGTCGTGGCTCCAGTACCTGAAACGCATTGTTCTTAATGAAGTCCGCGTCGCTGCCCTCTTCCATCGCTTTGCAGATTGGAAGGTATTGACACCTAGGGCAAGTGTACTGGGATGGGTTCGGATACAACTGCTCCGGAAATTGGAGCGCCTCGTCCATGTCTGCGTACTCATGGAACAAGTGCTTCTCGAACTCAGCGAGTTGCTCGATGTTTCTCTCCGACTGCATACGGAGGTAAAACTGCGACCAACCCTTTTCAGCGAGATAGTCAAGAATCTCTGTATACTCCTCGATGTTGCCAACGAGGCCATGCTCCTCAAGAGCAATGCAGTAAAGGTCGTAGGTCGTGCGCTGACTCTTGTCCTTCGACAGCGACCCGTTCTTGAGCACGCGAGGAGGCTTGGGAGGGTCCTTGATAAGGACGTTATACATACCCCCACGGGGTATGACTCCAGTCATGCGGTAATAGATGTAGCAGTAACCTGTGATCTGGTCGTCAATATCAAGTGCGCTGTCTGACGGAGGCGCGGACAAGGTCTTGTGGTCAACCACCCACACCCCATCCTCACGCTCTACAACCATATCTATTCGACCTGACAGGTACCCGCCTGTCTCGTTACCCTTTGGGTCGAGGATCGGAATGTACGACCTCTCCTCGATGCTCATGTCCAGCACCTTGTCGAAGAAAGGGTGAGCCTTGTCGTACCTGTCGTAGTAGAGAAGCATCTGCGATGCCTTCTCATACTCCGCGTACCACTCCTCGCCAACCTCTGGTGAAAACTCTGACTCACGAATCTCAGCGTCAAAGGTTTCCCAGTGATCCTTGAGTGTCTCTATGGCGTGACCAATGTCACGGTCACTCTTGTAGTACGTCTCAAGAGCTGCGTGAACCATGTCTCCGAACATAAAGTACCACTGCCTACCTTGCCGAGGGGCAAGGCGTTCTACTGTGCCGAGGTGCCAGGCACGCCGGCATGTACGGAAAGAGTTACGCTCTGTAACTGTAGTGTGAAATGTGCCCATATCAAAAACGTATCAGGAAATCTCGCGCCGTCTCAACTTCTCTTGAGCCAGGAGACAAACCACAGTCCCATCCTGATTGCATCCCTTTCATGTGCAGTAATCTTCTTCGGAACTTCTGCCCGACCATGCGGTGTTGGTTTCCAGACGTCTGGGCCAATCCACTTGTTCGTGCCAAAAGGTGACAGGAGCCTGTCAGCAGTCAAGATGACTTTCTGCAACTTGTCACCCAACTCACCTCTGAAAACAACAGGCCTCTCACAAACTGTATAGGTTGGAGTGTACTTAGAAAGAAGAAGAACAATGCCAGTATCAAGATCTTCTTCTGTAAACACTCCGTGCCCGTGAAGGTTGTTGCCCATGTCCAAAACGGCGTAACCTGTGGTAAGTCCTAGGTCTAGTGCAATAATTCTTGTAGCCATTGTGTATAGCGTCCTCGTGCCCTTACGTTGGTGTTATAGTGCCCAGGGGCGCCATGGAATGGAACTTGCCCAACGCCAACCAAGTGAGGAAGTTTGAGCGCCGGGCACACAGCGCCCCCACACATCTCCACCCCTGGGCCTACGCATCATACATTACTTCTCGCGGAACGTGATAGGAGGTACGTCCTCAGCCCAGAACCAGAGGATAGCACTCTTCTCGTCATGCTCGAACTTGAGAACAAGGTCAAGAGTATTAGCGGCCTTTATAGCGAGTGCTCTGACTGTTCGCTTTTTTCTCGCGTCAGGTGCACCAAGCCAGTAACCAATCTTGATGCCGCTGTTGAGGAGAGAAATTATCTGGTGGGCCCCAGGACAAGCCTTTCGCGCGAGAGCGTGGTAAAGGGTTGTGCCTGTGAATTCTTCTCCGTAGTCCTTAACCAACTTTCTTGCTGCGTTCACAACATAAGGGTAAGGCATCCTAGCAATCTCGTATGCCTCTTGCTGTGACTCTGAAAAGTAAAACAACCCCTGGTTAAAATACTCCTCAAGGGTCATTGGTTCGACATCTACAGTATGCAGTTGCATTCTACTCTCCTTATGAGGATGCGTGAGACGCGATATACGAGGCGCCCTCACCCGCGACCGTGCAACGATATGGTACGGGCAAGGGGACCTCGTAAATCGTGTCTCATGCGTTGTCGTCGTCAAGGTGGTCCTCGCCCAGCGCACGAAGCAACTTGGCAAGGTCTGCGCCTGTCAGGTCTGCGATGCTAGGCAACTTGCCAGCAAGGTTCATCTCTACGAAGTCGTCAATTGTGTTACGACAACGGAGTGAGATAAGGACAGGCTTGTGCTTAAGGCCGTTGCGCCTCACGCGATGGAGTGACTGCGTGAAGGCGTCGGAGTCCCAGGTCTTCTCGTAGTAGACGACTGTCTTGGTATTGACCAAGGTGTGCCCGTACTTGCCAACCTGGATACCCAGGATGAGGACGTCCACCTCGCCTGCCTTGTAGGCCTCGAGAATCTCGTCGCCCTTGGTACCCATGCCCCCGTAGACAAGCTCGATGCGCTTACCGTACAGGTGTGACTCTGTCTTAAACTTGCTCTTGCCAGCAGCGTGCTTTTGCAGCCTGTCGTACAGAGCCTTTGCTGCTGGCCTCTGGTGTGTCCAGATGAGGACGGGCCAACCTACCGAACCTGTTTCGCCGAGCAGGTGTTCCATGAAGTCAGACTTGCTTGACTCATCAGGCCACTCGTGACCCGTAGTTCGCAGGTTGTAGAGGTTAGAGGTGATCTGCTGCAACCTGACAAGCATGGCGATAACTGCTGTCGCCTCTACGCGCTTGTCACGATTGACCTCCAACTCGTGCAGCCAGGTGTCGAGCATATCGTCGTGAGCCTTCTGCTGCTTGCGCGTGAGCGGTAGCTCGACATCCTGGTAAATGTAGTCAGGCAGGTCCGGAAGCACCTGCTCTTGGTTACGGACGAACATGATGTCCGAGAACTCATCTCTGACTGACTTGCCTCTGCGTGACCCCTCGATCTGACCATTCGACCAGGCCGTGCGAACCACCACACAGAACTCGTTAGCGAAGTCCCAGAAAGAGGTGAAGTAGTCAGGCTCAAGGATAGTAAACTGTGACCAGATGTCAGAGTTGTCCTTGACGATGGGGGCACCAGAGAGGTGAACCACCTTTTTCGCTACCCGACCTAGGGTGCGTGCAACCCGTGTCCTCTTTGCCTTGCGATTCTTGAGCAGAACGCTCTCGTCAAAGATGACAACATCCCACTCGAGGTCGTAGGAAGGCTTAAGGTTGCCACTCGCTGACCACCTCTTCGTCGTCTGGTCCTGGACACGCTCCATGATGGTGTCATAGTTGGTGACAGTCCAGCGACTCTCTGTGTCGTCAGTTGGGTCGCCCTTGTGCTGCATCTCAACCTCGAAATACCTGGACGACCACTTCTGCAACTCACGCTGCCAGTTGTAGATAAGAGGCAAAGGGGAGACGACAAGAATCTTGCCACTCTCGCCATGCATCTCTGACCACAACTCTGCGCCAACAATAGAAGTTGGCGTCTTGCCCAACCCAGGTGACAGGGCGAGCATCAAACCGTGGTGTGGTCTTGCTATCATGGAAAGGACAGCGAGTTGCTGGAAAGCGTACAGGCTGGAGAACATCGGATGCTTTTGTGCAGCCTCGATGCACTTTTCACACTCGCTGTCACTACATTCCCACCCCTTCATAGAGAGGGCAAGGACGTCTGCGGACACCTTTGCCTTCTCATCTGACTCAATAATCTTCTTAGCAAGGCGCGTCAGTTTAGGGACACGCCAGGCATTCTTCTGACCATCCCACCTGACACCTTCCCACTCACGAACCTCGTTCGCTGTGGAGGTTGGGGTGTAGTAGATAAAACGGTCCTCAACCCACGCATGAAACTCAGGCTTGGGCTTCTTCTCACCTTTGAGCGTTCTCTGAACAATGTTGCCCTGTGGTGGCATGTTACCTCCAGAAATACGGAAAGGGTGGGTGACAGGACTCTCCCATCACCCACCCCTTCTGTGAACTAGGATGCGACCAGGTCAGTCGCGTAGGAGAAAGCGCGCTTCTTGGTAGCGGCCCGCTCGCCGAACACAGCAGACGCACCCACCTGGTCGTCTCCGCGACCGCGCCTGTAGTCCTCGGTCTCGACAACGGCGTTGTAGGCGCCCCAAAGCGTACCCTTCGCCGCCTTGGTGTCCATGCCGGTGCCCATACCCTCAAACAGCGTCTTCGCACCCTCACGACGCCGCTCAACCAGCTTGACGTTCTCATCCCACCACTTGACGCGCTGCTCGTAGATCTTGTCCGTGGCGTTCTTCTTGGGCTCCGGAGGCTTCGGGTAGGAAGCCTCGAACAGCTGGTCAGCGTCTGCGCTCTTAATCTTGGTCGAGGCCATGACCTCGAACAGATCCTTGAGAACCTTCGCAGTCGTCTCTGCGACGCTGTAGGTCTCACGCAGCCACTCTGCCATACGCTGCTTGGCAGTCTTGTCGTGGACAATCTTGAGCTTCTGGGTCGCCATGCGGTCAGAGGCAATCAGAGTGTTCTGACACACGACGCGCACCGGCGTGACGCGGATCTCGGCAGACATGAGTCCGGTCATGGGATTCGAGATAAGGAGGTAGTTTTCCATCTCGTCACCCTTGACATCCAGCGTAGGCAGCTGGGTCGAGAGGAAGAACGTCTCACCTGCGCCAAGCGCACCGATGGTCTCGATAGGCTTGGAAACCTGCTCGTCATAGATGGAGCAGATGTCCTGCGGGGTGAGGAGAGTGTACTTCTCACCCACAACGCCGAACACACGAGTCTCAGGATCCTCGGGCGTCGGGCTACGGAGGATAGCGTTCCTGTTGAGGTCTACGCCGCCAGCAGTTGCCGGAGCGAGCTTGACCTCGTAACCGCCAATGCGGTCAAGTGCCTCTGTCGCCGAAAGGTCCTCGTTAAGAACCTGACCCAGGCCATGCCAGGCAGGCTTGCGAGCGTCAGCGAAGCGCTCACCGAAAAGGTTGTGTCCCATCTCAATACCTCCAGGTATTGGTTGATTGCGTTACCACACATAATAGTCGGTTTTGCAGGGAAAACAAGCAACTACTCAAGCCAGCAAAGGTCGTCAATCCTGATGAGATTCTCTGCAGGATCCTCACCGTCGAAGTGGGCGTAGGTGTAAAGGATACCCACACCGCCTTCTACAAGTGGAGGTTCGCTCAAAATCTCTGTGAACAGGACGACCTGACGACCTCGCAGTTCCTGCGGAACCTCGAAGTAGTCACTCCTGACCGTCCACTTCGTGCCAGGGTAATACCTCTCACGCGCTGGCATAGGCATCGGGCCAGACACTAGTAGGTCCCGAAGGTGACCCACTCACCGCACACGGAGAGAA